GGTAGACGCGAGGGCGCAGGGCGTCCCGTCGGCTCGCGCAGCAGGGCCAACGTCGACCTCAGAGAGGCGGCCCAGACCTTCACCCGATCAGCCGTAGCAACCCTGGCGTCCATCATGCGCGACAAGGAACAGCCCGCCGCGGCGCGTGTCTCGGCGGCCAACGCGATCCTCGATCGCGCCCACGGAAAGCCCAAACAAGCGATGGAGCATAGCGGCCCCGGCGGAGGCCCGATCCGACATGTGGACCTCTCTGGCCTGACTGATGAGCAGCTCAACACCCTTGAGAGCATCTTCGGTCCCCTTGCCGGCGCCGACGGAGATGATGCTGGCGATCCGGAAGGAGAGGGAGCGTCGGAGGGCTGAGGCCGAACTGCAGCGGGTCGCGCGTGACGCGGACCTGATCCGGGAGCGCTGCTCCTCACTGCACGGCTTCATCGAAGAGTTCTGGTACGTCCTAGAGCCCGTCGCCGAGTTCAAGACCGGCTGGGCACTTCGGGCGATGTGCGATCACCTCGAGGCGGTGACCCGAGGCGACATCACCCGCCTGCTGATGACCGTGCCGCCGGGGATGATGAAGTCCCTGGTCTTGGTGTTCTGGACCGCCTGGGAGTGGGGGCCAAAGGAGCTTCCGCACATCCAGGTTCTGGCGACGTCGTTTAGCCAGGCCAACGTCCACCGGGACAACATGAAGCTCCGGGACCTCGTGAAGAGCGAGAAGTTCCAGGCGCTCTGGCCGATCGAGATCCGCGACGACCAGGACGCCAAGGGCAAGTTCATCAACACGAAGAGCGGGTTCAGCGAGGCCCGGCCCTTCTCGAAAATGACCGGCGGCCGCGCCAACCGGGTCAAGATCGACGACCCGCACGACACCGAGAGCGCTGAGAGCGACACCGAGCGGCCCAAAGCGGTCAAGATCATGCGGGAGGCCATCTCCGACCGCCTGAACGACCTGACCAAGGATGCGATCGTCCTGATCATGCAGCGGCTTCACGCCAAGGACTGTGCGGCGGCGGCGAAGGAACTCGACTACGTCCACCTCGAGCTACCAATGGAGTTCGAGCCGGAACGGCGCTGCACCACGGTTCTTCGGCCGGCCAACGACGGCAACCCGGCCATTATCTTCACCGATCCTCGGACCGAACCGGGCGAGCTGCTCTTCCCCGAGCGCTTCCCAGCCGCCGAGATCGCCAAGCTCAAGAAGGCCAAGGGCGCCTACGCCTGGGCCGGCCAGTACCAGCAACGCCCGGCGCCGCGTGAAGGCGGGATCTTCCAACGGGCTTGGTTCAAGCCGCTCTCCGCGCTCCCCGCCGGCCGCAAGCGCACAGTTCGAGCCTGGGATATCGGGGCGACCGAGGGCGGGGGCGACCCGAGCGCGGGCGTTCGGTGCACCAGCGTCGGGACCGGCGACGACGCCGTCTACGTCTTCACCGATGCACGCGTAGGGCAGTGGAGCCCCGGTAAGTTCGAGGCGGAGCTCAAGCTCACCGCCGCGCAGGACACCCAGGAAGTCACGATCCGGCTTCCCCAGGACCCGGGCGCGGCCGGCAAGGGCTACGTCCTCACCCTGGTCAACAAGCTACATGGCTATGCCGTGAAGCATGAGCGGCCGACGGGCTCGAAGGTCACCCGGGCGACTGCTCTGGCGACCCAGGCCGAGGCCGGCAACGTCTACATCCTGACCACGGGCGACCCCGAGCGCGACGCCTGGATCGAGGGCTTCCTCGACGAGATCGAGGTGTTCCCCGCTGGCGCCCACGACGACCAGGTCGACGCCGCCGCTGACGCCTTCAACGAACTCGCCCTAGCCGTCGACAACAGTCTGAACCTGAGCAACCTGTGAGGCGCTGATGGGCGTAGTGACATTCGTCCGCGACGGCCTCGCAAGCCTGGTCTCGGGCCTCGGGACCGAGCGCGACAAGGCCGCCAGCGTCTACTACGCCGAGCCGACCATCACCGACGAGCAGCTCGTCAACGCCTATCGCGGCTCCTGGATGGCCCGGAAGATCGTCGACATCCCGGCGCTGGATAGCTGCAGGGCGTGGCGGGCGTGGCAGGCGAAGGCCGCCCAGATCGAGGCCATCGAGGCCGAGGAGAAGCGCCTCAACGTCAAGGGCAAGGTGTTGGACGCCCGGCGCCAGGCGCGACTGTTCGGCGGCGCGGCGATCTACATCGACATCAAGGGGGACGAGCCCTCAGAGCCTCTCGAAGTCGACCGCATCCAGAAGGGTGCGATCCGCTTCCTGACGGTGCTCACCCGACGCCAGCTGGTGGCCGGGGACATCGAAACCGACCCGATGTCGGAGAACTACAACCGGCCGAAGGAGTACACCCTCGCCGCCGGAACAAAAGGGCAGGTGCGAATCCACCCCAGCCGGCTGACGATCTTCTACGGCGCTGAACTGCCCGACCGGGGCTATGCGACGGGCGCCGCGTTTGCTTGGTCCGACAGCGTACTTGTGCCGGTCATGGACGCCGTGAAGCAGGCGGAGTCCGCCGCGGCCAACATCGCCAGCCTGATCTTCGAGGCGAACGTCGACGTCATCGCCATGAACGGGCTGATGGAGAAGGTCGGCAACCCGGCCGATGAGGAGAAGATCCTCCGTCGCTACAGCCTCGCCGCCCAGGCCAAGGGCGTGAACAAGATGCTGCTCATCGACGGCAACGAGAAGTACGAGCGCAAGACCGTCTCGTTCGCCACGCTGCCCGATCTGCTGGACCGTTTCGGCCAGAACGCTGCGGGCGCCGCTGATATCCCAATGACCCGGTTCATGAGCCAGGCTCCCGCCGGCATGAACTCGACGGGGGAGTCGGATCTCCGCAACTACTACGACCGCGTCTCCGCGGGCCAGGAGCTGGAGATGGAGCCAGCCATGGCCCGTCTCGACGAGTGCTTGATCCGGTCCGCCACGGGCGCCCGCGACCCGGACGTCCACTACACGTGGAACCCACTCTGGCAGCTGAGCGAGAAAGACAAGGCCGACGTCTTCAAGACCAAGGCCGACGCGGCTCGGACCATCGCCGGCAAGGGCGGAATGGAACCGGCGCTGATGCCGATCGAGGCGCTGTCCGACGCCCTGGTCAACGAACTGGTCGAGGACGGCGCGCTTGCCGGGCTTGAGGCGGCTGTCGAGGAGTACGGCAAGCTCTCTGAGCAGGAAGAGGACGAAGACGATCTGCGCGCCGCGGCAGGGGCCGGGGAGGGCGAGCAGAAGGTCGCTGCGACCGACGCCGCGCCCCGCACGCTCTACGTCAGCCGCAAGCTGATCAACGCGGACGAGTTCATCGCCTGGGCCAAGGGGCAAGGCTTCGCCACCACGACCCCGGCCGACGAGCTCCACGTCACGGTCACCTACAGCCGCACGCCCGTCGACTGGATGAAGATGGGCGAGAACTGGTCCAGCGACCAGAACGGCAACCTCACGATCGAGCCGGGCGGGGCTCGCCTGGTCGAGCCGCTTGGCGACAAGGGCGCCATCGTCCTGCTGTTCAACTCGTCGGCGCTGTCATGGCGCCATCGGTCGATGATCGAGGCCGGCGCTTCACACGACTTCCCGGACTACCAGCCCCACGTGACCATCACCTACGCCGGGTCTGATGTAGACCTCGCCAAGGTCGAGCCGTACCGCGGCAAGCTGGTGTTCGGGCCCGAGATTTTCGCCGAGTTGGACGAGGATTGGTCCTCAAAGATCACGGAAGACGGAGGTGGGCGAGCTGCCGTCCGCCCTTTTGACGCTCGAAGGCGCAAGCACGGCGGGCACCTAGGGCCGCGGAAAGGTTTCGACCCCAGCCAACCGCGAGGGGGCGACGGCAGATGGATACCGACCGGCAAGCGCATTGAGCGTGCGCTAGGCAAGGCAGGCGCGAACGACATCGAGCACGTCATGCTGGGCGCTGTTGGCAGGCCAGCTGCGGCGTCGGCCGCCCTTGGCGTCGATATCCGGGGCTACAAGCATGCGGCTAGCAACCAGGCCATGCGCCACGCCTTGAAGCAGCACGGCGATGCGAAGGCCGAGGCGGCGAGGGGCCAGAAGGCGCTGAACCGCGCTGACTTCGACCGGCTTCCGCAGATCGTCCGGACTGGGTCCTATCACCCTGCCGAGCAGCGCAAGTTCGGCCCACGGCGCATTGAGATCCACGCGACCGTCGGGGCAGACAAGTACGTCTACGTCGCCGAGGCACGGCCAAAGCAACGCCGGCTCGACATGGTGACGATGTGGAAGCGGTGAGGAGAAGGGCGCCGCCCTGCTCTGATGCCCTGCCGAAGCAGTCCCCGAGCTAACGTCCGAAACAACGGGCGGCTGTCGAAAACATAAGCCCGAAGGCGCTCAAATGCAATTCACGGACGCAGTCGCGGTCGCGGGAACGCGGCGGCGCGATGACGGATACCTGGTCGCGGATGCACGGATCGCCCGCACAGGCGTGCAGACCTACCTAGGGCGTGAAGTCGGCAAGCCCGATCGCGCTCTGGTCCGGGTCTACCGGCCCGGCTTCGAGGTCTTCTCCGCCGACACCCTGGCGAGCGCCGCCCATCGCCCGGTCACGAATGACCACCCGGCCGAAATGGTCACCTCGGCGAACTGGAAGCAGCACGCCGTCGGTCAGACCAGCGACGAGGTGGCGGGCGAAGGCATCTTCATCCGCGTCCCGCTCATGGTCAGCGACGAGGCTGCAATCAAGGACATCGAGGCGGGGAAGCGCGAGCTCTCGGCCGGCTACACCTGCGACTTGGACTTCACCGCGGGCACGACCCCGACCGGGGAAGCCTACGACGCCATCCAGAAGAACATCCGCCTGAACCACGTCGCGATCGTCGCGCGGGGGAGGGCCGGTCACGAGGTCCGCATCGGTGACGGTGCGGCGCATTGGGGCGCCAGCCCCGTCCCCACAGCAGACAGGAAGGACCCGGACATGCCGGACACTCTGCGCAACGTGGTGGTCGACGGCCTTTCTGTCTCCACGACGGATCAAGGCGCCGCCGCCATCGAGAAACTGACCAAGGAGCGCGAGGAGGCTCGCAAGGCCAAGACCGACGCCGACAACGCCCACGTCA